CGCTGCGGGAGGGCAAATGATCGTTGCGATATCGCGCGAGGAGTCGGGGTCGGAGTGGATCGCACCTGATTCTATAGATCCCTCAAATGCTGTTGCTGCGGCGAGAGGCAACTCAATCGGCGTGCCGGTTGTGTATGTCGTGATATCCGAGGAGACAGTTACCGTCCGTCCGATCGTGTATGTCTGCATAGCTGAGGCCGCGTCATCTGCAAAGAACCGAGCTGTGCATGTCGCTGCGGCTGGCTGAGTAGCGGCGTTATCGCGTCCCCATGCGATCGTGAGGCGATCAAGAGCGGGAACGCGCCTCGAGGAAACAGACAGGATACATGTAGCGGTTGTCACAGCGTCACTCCGTGATTGCGCCAGTCGGCGCGCGGTAGAACGCGCTGGATTTCGCGAGCGGTAGCATCCGCGTCGAGAGCTCCATTCACGGTGATATTGACAGTCACGGGATTTCTCCCATATTCACGGTATGCAGAATTGCCGTTAAACGGAGCAATCGGTACGTTGAATGTGGGGGTGGGGGGGACTTCTACAAGGTTTGTGAATGCGTCATGCACCTTATCTGACTGCGATTCCAAGCCGAGCACGAGGCCTTGACCGGTGAAAACGCCGATCTCCTTAAATACTCGCGACGGGGATGCGATTCCCAAAAAGTTTTTAATACCGTTTACGGCTCCAGAGACGGTGCCCTTAATTCCCTCCCATAGAGCCGAGGCCATGTTCTTGATGCCGTTGATTAGGCCTTGGATCACGTCGCGGCCAGCGGAATAGAGGAGCGAGCCGACGTTTCCGAGAGCGGAGAGGATTTGTCCCGGGATCCCGCTAATGATATTCCAGAGCGCGGATGCTCCGTTAGATGCAGCGTTTTTCACCGATTCCCACGCGGAGGACCAAAGATTACCTAGCGTGTTTTTGATACCGCTAAAGATGTTCGTAATGACATTCCACAGGTTGCCAACAAGGTTGCCAACAAGGTTAACGACGTTTGAGACGACGTTTTTCGCAGCGTCCCAAGCGGCGGACCAATCTCCGCTAAACAACGCGGCAAAGAAATCCACAACGCTGTGCACAACATTAATGAGATCACCGAGATACGTCTTAACTGTTTCAACTACTGCGGATACAGCGGGCATGAACGCGGCGATAATCGGTTGAACGAACTGCCATGCGGAGGTTGCCATATTAATAATGGCTTGTCCGAGCGAGGCGAGCTGCGAGGCGACTCCGCTAACCCACGGTCCTACCGTCGCAAACGCGTTTGTCACGGGCGTGAAATCGATTCCGTCGATAAAGTCCATGATTTTGCCGAGAGCATCTCCTGCAAAGCTAAACAGGCCTTCGGCGAGAGGCCTTAGAGCCTCCATCCCGCGATTCTTGAGGATCTCCCATTTCTCGGCGGCATCCATTGTTTCGGCTCCGACCTCGAGGATAGAGTCTCCGGTTGCACCGATATGTCCCATGAGATCATCAAGATTGATCGAGCCGCTCTTAATGGCTTGAACCATTTGAGCCGCTCCCTTGGTGCCGAAAACTTTTCCTGCGAGATCGAGCGCACCTGCAGTGTCTCCGCGCTGCGTAAACTCCTCGATTTCTCGCGTGACTCGGAAGAATGCTGCTTGCATATCTTCACCAGGCTTGGCGACAGCGAGCATGCCCTTCTTCATGACTCCGAGAGTCGCGGCAGAGTCTACACCGGCTTTATCCAGCGATCCGATGAGGGCGGCGCTCTCCTCGAAACTAAATCCGAGATCGGAAAGAGTCTCAGCACCTGCAGTAACTTTTCCGGCTAACTCGTTGATCCCCACTCCGGTTGCTTGGGATACCCGAAACAGGTTATCCATCGCTCCGGAGACTTCATCATTCGTCAAATTGAATGCATGAAACGCGGCTGTCGTGCTGTTAATATCGACATCTTCACCGAGGATACGACCGGCCTCGAGATATTGCTTCGAGACGGTTTGCAGTTGATCTCCGGAGAGGCCGAGGCGCGTGTTCAGATCGGCGACAGTTTTACCGGCATCCGTGAAAGAGGTCGGGATGGAAGTTGCGACTGCGTGCGCGTCATCTACAAGGCCTTTGAGGGCATCTCCGGTTGCTCCGGTGCCTACTCGGATTGTGTCCTCGACTTCATCAAATGTCGAGCCGATATCCCAGAGGGCCTTAGTGGCTACGACTGCGGCACCTGCGAGAGCGGTTCCGATCATTGCCGCTGAGGGGAGGCCTCCGGTGATCTTAGAGAACAGGCCTCCTCCTGCATCCTCAGTTTCGTGCATGGCTTTGACAGCACTCGACGCGTCACCGAGGATTTTTACGGAGAGGATCGCGCTTTTACCGCCAGCCATGAGGTTTACTCGCTTTCGTTACTGATGATGATGAGAGCTGTCTCTAAGATTTCCGGAGGCTCGCTAAGCCATACGGAGGCGGGTATTCCGGTCCGCATGGCTAGAGCGACAACTGAAGCGGTTACTCCTCCGACTGGGTAGGGTTTTCCTTGTCCATGTCCTCGGCGCGGGCTTGATAATCGACGAGCGCAGTGTCAACAAACGCCTCGTAATCGTCGGTAATGGCCTTCGTTCGCTTGAGGGCCGAGTAGAGCATGATAGTCATGAGGCGCGGGCCGTCCTCGACAGGCCAACTGTGCATGCGGCATGTCTTTTCTGCGAGGACCTTGTCGGCTGCGTAAACGCGTGTGGTTCCTACGGTTCCGTCTGTGAGCTCGTAATCGATAAATAGGCGTTGCATTATTTTTCTCCGGTTGCTTCGGCTAGTGCGTTTTCTAGTTGACGGATGTACATACCTACCCACTCCGGCTCGGAGGCTGATGCTGCCTCTGTTAGGAAGAGAGAGGGAAGATAGACTGAGGGATGCTTTTTCCGGCCGCTAGCGGGCTTTGGGCCTCGCGTGGAGGGCCAGATTTTGCGTCCCCATTGGATCATTCCCGCGTATGGAACTCGCTTGCTGCCAGCTTTTACCGTCGCAGCAGTCTTAGATCCTGCGGCGCGGATTGTTCCGGCTAGTGTTTCGTTTTTGCGGGGGACGAGGTGTTGAGCCTCGGCGACGACGAGCGTTGCAATGTCTTTGTGCAGTTGCTTGAGGTCCTCGAGGCTTTCACCTGCGGCTTTCATACGGCGGCGATATTCGCGCGCGTTCGTCACCTCGACGAGCGGGCTTTTGCCGCGTCCAGTTCCCATGTCTAGGAGGGGAGGGGGCCAAATGAGATTTCGGGGAGGCCTCCGACAGTCGCGAAAGTAAAGTCAGTAGTGTTTTCCTTCTTGACTTCCCCTCCGATCGCAACGGGCTTGATCCTGACTTTCCCCTTGAGGGTCATCTCTTCGGCGTTGTTCGGAACAAAGAGATACGGCATGATCTCGTTTGCGTGCGCGTAGGTCCATGCGGTGAGGCCGTTTTTGTCAAAGTCCTGATAGAACGTACCGGAGATTTCTCCGCTGATTTCACCGGCGGGAACGAACTCGCTGCCGTCGAGGAGAGGAACGGGGTCCTCGTCCTTAATTGTCGGCGAGAACTTGACGGAGGAGAGGCGAGCGGAGAACTCGCGTGCGGAGGCGGTTTCTCCGAACTGCAGCCGTCCGGGGCCGAGCTTGGGGAACTTGGTTGTCTGTGCTGCCATGAGAGTGTTCACTTTCTAAACGTTGTCTCGAAACTGATCTCGAGAGCCGGGTAGAGGGTCCCGGCGAGGTCGATTGTGTCGGGGCGGATTGCGGTTACTGAGAGGCGCGGCTCGAGCTGGCTCGCGTATTCGAGTAGTTCGGGGAGTGCGGCGAGGTGATCGCGGAAATCCGGATGCACGAGAGCCGCTTTCCATGAGCATGTTCCTTGTCCGTATCCCTCGAACTCGATTGACTCCGGCGCTCCGATCCAGATGCACGCTTCACCGGCTGCGAGATGAGGGCGTAGGAGGTCAGGAGCGGTGATTACCGTGATACCGGGGATCGTCGCTGCTTCGCTGATTTCCTCGAGGTCGTAGAAACTCATGCGAAAAACGCTTTCATGTACGGGCGTAGGAGCGGATAGGCGGGAGTGAGAGGGTCAAGGGCGGGGCGGAAAAACTGCGCTGTCGAGTCTGCGTCGAGAGCGGTTGAGGAATCGCGCGAGGAAGCGCGGCGGTTAAAGAGGTTCGCGGCTACCTCGAGGATTGCTGAGCGGCGAACAGCGGGAGGGACCGGGCTGCTGCCTATGAAGCGATCGACTAGTGCCGTCGCGGATTCGGTGCACTCTTCAATAAACGCTGTATCCGCAGCGGCTCCGTGCACGTATGCCGCGACGGCGCTAGTCATGTCAGGCATTGAACTTCATGGCCTTAATCAGTTCGGGGCGCGGCGTGTAGTGAGCCGCGTATCCGTAAACTGCGAGCTGCTTCGTGAGGGAGAAAATCTGCGAGTCCTGCAGACGGTAGGGCGCACCCGGCGCTTCTTGCACGCGGATCGCTTCGCTCGAGAAACCGACCGCATGCTTACCGGTCCAGTTCGGCACGCGCTGCACGGTGATCGTCGCGAAATCACCTCGACCGGTCGGGAGAGTAATCGTGCCTTGGTGATCCACCGGGGCGCTCGAGAACTGCAGTGCCTTCGGGGAGCGATCGAGAGCGGCGAGCGCTTGGAACACCTGCGGGGAGACTGCGAGGCCGTCGAGAACGTAGGGAGTGGCATCGTACGCGTCGATCAGAGCGAGCACGAAATCCGTCCAATCATTAACGGTGGCAGAGTTGAGGTTCGCGATCGTCTTGAGCGGAGTGTTTTCAGCTGAGGTGACAGCGGTGTTAAACAGCTCGCGTGTCTTGTTTTCGATCGAGGTAGCGTAGGTAAATGCCTGATCGTAGAGGATATCATCGAGCAGCGAGATAGAGGCGCGCTCGACTGCCTCGAAACTGATCTCAGCGCCTCCGGAGTAGGTCATGACAGTAGCGCTCTTGACTTCGTAGGGCGCGGGCTTACCGGTCGGGAGTGCTTCTCCTTCCTTATGGTCAGAGTCAATACTGATCGTGCTCGCTCCCTTCTTGACGGCATACTCGACAGTCATGCCCTCGCTAGGGAGATCAAAAGTGTGCGTAAACAGATTTGTGACCACCTGCTTAGCCTGCATGCGCTTCTCGAGAGAGCCGAGCCATGCGGGGCGGGCAACGGCCTGCGCGAGGGGTGCGCCTTCATAGGCTCGCACTGCCATTTCTTCGCGAGCTGCGAGAGCCTTCGCATAGGCACCAAACGAGCGGTACTCGAACGGCTTTTCGGCGGAGGCGGAGGCGGTGCGCATAGAGCGGATTTCGCGCTCGCAATCGTCGATTGCGGTTGTGAGCGGCGCGATCGCGTCGCTGATCTGTGAGCGGATTTCTTCGAGGTTCATTAGAGGCCTTTCGGGCTGAGTCGTGTCGGGTTGGGTGCGGATTTCGGAAATTGTCGCGGTGTCGTACGCGGGAAACTCGACGACAGAGAACTCGCGCGCGCGCACGTTCGTGTACGTGATGTGCGTGCCGTCTCCGTCGTCTCGAGTTTCGTACTCGATCGGCTCAAATCCGATCGATAGTTTTGTGAGGGCTCCGTCGCGGATCAGCTGCGCGATATCGCGGCCTCGCTGGGTATCGGAGATCCGCGCGGTGATCTTGCGTCCGTCTGCGGTGTCCTCTGAGTGAGTGATCACTCCGATTGGCTCTGAGTGTCCATACCGGAGGATTGCTCCTGCATCGTCGATGCTCCCGGGAGCGAACTGCTCATACCAGTTCCCGAACGCAATCTCGCGATTAAACGGGACTCCAATTCCCTCGATTGTGAGGCCGTCGATTTTCGCGCGGCACTCTAGGGAGCGTGTCTGCATCGTTTCAAGATTCATTAGCTGTGCTTTCTGGGGCGGCGGAGGCGGGGATTCCTTCGATTTCGCGGGCATACTTTGCGGAGTAGAGGCCCATCTCAATCGCTGTTTTGTGTGCGGCATAGCGCGTGGTCGTGTCGGACCTGAGCAGTGCTTCTACGTTGAACTTAACGCGCTGTCCGCGCGGGACAATCGACGTGAGTGCGTCCTCGAGGCGCGTAATGTAGGACTGCAGTGTGAACCGAGTGAACGCGATCCATTCTTGTTCGACGTTGCTGTATGTCTGCGCGTTGCCTTCGACGGCTGCGAGGAGGAGAGGCGCAGGAATGCCAAAGATCCGCGCGATTTGCGTCGTGTTGAATTGCTGCGCTTCGATCCACTGTGCTTCGCGGGGAGAGATGAGGATAGGACTATAGGAGATGCCGTGCGGGAATACTCGGATCCTCGAGGGATTAGCCGACATGTCGAGAGGATTCCCGTCTGCATCGAGATAGTTCCATGCATTGCGCATGGCAATGAGGTCCTCGGGGTTAACCTTCTGATCGGTCGAAAGAATCCCGCTGGGCTGTCCGCTGTTCTTAAACCATCCTGCGGCGAAATCGCGGATATCCTTCGCGGTAGAAAGTTCCGTGTGTGAGGCTTGGATCGGGCCGAGGCCAGTAGCGCTACCGGGGAGAGTGAGCAGAGGCACGTGTAGAATCTCGTCGGTGCTGTAGCTCTTACCCTTGTAGGCAATAGTCTTTACCCCGGTTGCTTCGTCGATCACTGCGTGACAGAGCCACGGGTCGAGCACTGTAAGGGAATCGACGCTATCGCCGAAACGCTCGACCTTGATATAGGCGTTTCCAGTTGCGGCGAGGGAGATAGTCGCGGTCTCGACGAAATCCCCGCGTGATTGGTGGAGGTTCGGGCGGCGGATGATCGAGGGGACATCGTTAGCTGCTAGCTGCTCTCCTTTCTTTTCCACGACGAGAGAGAGCTGGCGCATAGCGGTAGCAATGATGCTGATTGAGCGGTAGACGGCTGAGAGGCTCACTGCGGATTCGAGAGAGAGCGTGCCGGGATCAGAGGCGCTACGAACGCTCGCAAGACCGCTCGAGGCGAGCGTCGTCACATGCGGGTCATAGGCAGTTGATCGGGTATCAATCCCGATAGCTGCGAGGAGGCGCGCTGAAAATCCCATACGACGATAAAACGCGCTCGGGCCGGTGCGCGTCTATTAATCGGTACTGTTTGGGTCATACAGGGGTGTGTACGGGCCATGAGAGGCCCTTTTATGCAACGAGTACAGGTACGTAGTTATCTTCACGGTGCGTATCTGCATACAAGGCGACGCTAGCAGCGATGAGCGAGGGGATAGGAGCGAGGCTCTTTTCTCGATCGAGCAGCTCGAGGCCATTCACGCGGCGCACTTGCGCGGCTGAGAGGGCTTGTCGCAGTACGTCGGATCCATCATGAGTGAGAGTGTGATCGTCGCGAGCAGCGGTGATAAATGTTTGATCGGCGAGGCGGCGCTCTTGGAATTCAAGGACCTTTACGGGGAGAGTGTCTCCGATTGAGTCGAGGATCCGTCGCACGGGGCCTGCTCCGTCCGCTGCGAGCCGCGTAATCCCGCGCGCGTGCAAATCTTGTAGATAGGGGATGAGCCACGCTGTGCCGGGCGCTTGGTGGATCACTCGAGAGCACGGGCCTGCCTCTCCTTGCCATGAGGCCACGACAGCGGCGCACGCGTTTTGCGGAGCAACCTCGAACGCTACAGTGATGTCATCGAGCGCGGGAGCGATAATCTCCGTATCGGCTAGGTCATCCCACATCTGCAGAGGAATGAACGTATCCTGCACGTCGGTGAGCCGGTTCATATAGGCTCGCATGAACTCGCCTTCACTCATCGAGTCGAGTTCGTCTTTGAGTGCTTGCTCGGTGATCGTGTTCCCTAAAGCTGGGTGGAACTTCCACCATGCTGCGGGGTCGCGGTAGTCCTCACCTACGGGGAGTGAGAACTCGATATAGCACATGCTCGGTTTGGTGCCTGCGCGGCCTTTTTCCACAAGGTCGTTCATGAACTCGCTTGCGAGTGTTCCCATAGTTGATGTGTACCAGCGTTGCGCGCGCGGGCCGAGCGTCACTGCCGACGGTCGTACACCTCCGAGGATTGCGTCTCCTTGAGCTTTGGAGAAATACCAGATCTCGTCCATATCGACGTGAATACTCGTTTCCCCGTGAATCGCTTCCTCGTTTGGTGTGAACTGCGAGAGTTTCGCTCCGTTAGCGAGCAGCTCGAGGCCTGCGTCTCCCTTTCCTCGGCGGGGCTTGAAATAGCTTGATAGGGAGGACTGCTCTACTGCGTCGATCATATCGAGCATGCGGAGGCTTGAGTGCTTAGCTGTCTGTGCCGTCGCAAAGAGGTGAGCGCTCGGATTCTCGAGCATGCGGAGAATACGGATAGGCCTAAGCAGCGTTGTCTTTCCGGATTGTCGAGGGACAGTTACGAGGACATCTGAATACTTGTATAGCTTTTCTCCTCGACTGTTTAGCTTGTACTGAGTGCCCACATCCCACACATACCGCTGCCACGGCTGCGGCATCTTACCGAGAGCGATCGAGATCGCAGTCAGCTTCGGTTCCTCACTTAGATATGACGGATCGCGGCGAGGACCGAAAGCGGGAGGCGGGAAATGAGTAAACATTCTAGTTTTCGCGGGGATCAGCTGGCATAGGGATCATTACGGAGTCGAGAACCTCGGTGAGCTTCTGCAGAGGGTCGTGTGCTTGCTCTGCGGGCCTCGGGAGCTTATCAGCGATGTCATTCAGGGCCTTGAAGAGCTGAGCGCGTCCACTAGCAGCGTCGGTAGGCTTGATATCGTCCACGGCGCGCGCTGCTTTAAGCACGAGAGAGATCAAGCCGGTGTGTGTCTCGTCGAGATATCCAGCTTCTTTCATTGAATCAATCTGAATACGATACGATTTCTCGACTTCTCCGGGATTCTCGGCTAAATACCCGCTATTTTGCCTAAAAATATCGCTATCTAGAGGCACGTCGATAAAGTCCATTTTGAGGTGAAACTCCATTTTTTTTCAGTGTTTTGGGGAGGGACTTTTCGGCTAGCGCACGGTGTAGAACCGTGCTTTTAGCCAGAAAAAACGCCACTAACCGGTGAACAAGCGTGCTGTAGCGTCATAGATCACCGATGATGGGCCTTTATATTCACGATCACGCTTCGCGCTATTGCATCTAATATGAGCGGGCCTGCAGTTCTCTATCGTTGTCCTGCCTCCCTTACTACGTGGTATCAGATGCTCGCATGATTCTTCCCCTCGCTTGATCCTCAATCCACACAAGCAACAGAGGTTGCCGTAGATGCGGATCAGATCGAGAGTGAAAGCCTTCCTCTGCTTATGTGAGAGGCTCGTCCAGTCATCCCTACGCTGCGATCTCATGAGACAATCACCGGCGTTGCTGAGCGCGTTGTAGTCGTCGCTGCTTGATCGAGCCAGCGAGATACATGCGCGGGAATGTAACGGACTCTCCTGCCTACCTTCACGAACGGTGGGCCTCCTCCTCGCTGCCTGAGCTTTCGCAGATACTCCGGCTCGACTTGTAGGAACGATGCGCACTCTTCTTCGGTCCATGCTGTCGTTTGCATTTAGTCCACCTGATTCGTGAGATAGAGCGCGTGCATCATAAGAGCGTGAGCTTCATTGAGTTGCATACGCAGCTCAAGTTGCACACCAGAGCATGAGTAAGGGGATTCAGGCAGAGTGTGTTTAGCATCAAGGATGCTGTCGAGAACAGCGTGAATAGCGAGCTTAATGCGGTAACGGTCGTCCTCGCTGCTCATAGTCGCGTGCCTACTCCCGTGAGATTCACGTGCTCGGCGTGCATATCAGTTTCAAGCCTGCGTAGATCCTCGTAGCTAAGAGCTCCACATACTGCTAGCTCTTCTGCAACGGGATCAATTTTTACAAAGTCAAGCCAGCGAGCAGACGGTGTACCGGGATATTTCTTATACATGTAAGCTTGATAGGTGATCATTATCGTCATTGGCTTTGCCTCGCTAACAGCGGCAACGCTGTTAGCGTTGCTCTTATTCGTTGGTGGAATGGAAAGACTGAGAGAGCGCGAACCGCTTCGCGCGGTCGCTCTCTCGTAAGAGGAGAGGCCAGACGTGATGTCCGCACGGCTCTGACCGCGACGCGGATAGGGCTTAATTCTGAGCAAACGGAGCTTAGAGAGGCGCGCGGCTGTCTTAGCAGCCCTCAAGGGCAACACTGCTTCGTCATACTGAATACGAGCGTCTTGCACGTAATCGACGAGAACAGCTTTGTTAATCTTCATCGAGCCGGGCTGAGGTTTGCCTTCCTCGATCCAACCACGTGACCATGAGAGAATACCGAGATCCTCAAGAATCGGTAGCCAGCGGCGCACATGCCTCTCGGAGTAGCCAGCGCGATCGGCTAGCTGCGCTGCCGTGATCGTCATATATCCGCGTGCATCCGTCTTGAGGCTGCGCATAGTGCCTGCGAGAGTCTCCAACAGTGTGCGTGCACAGCGATTCTCAGAGCCGCGTAAAATACCCCAGCCAGCTCGACGCAAAGCATCCACAAGCTGATAAGCAGGCTGGGCGGCATTACTCATCGGCGCTCTCGCTTTCCGATTCCGATCCGTCGATTACACCGAGGCCAACACGAACAAAATTCGCGATTAACGCGCGTAAATGGTCGAGAGTGTCGTAAGCTTCGTGAGCGTTCCGGAAGAGATACGAAAGCTTGTACTGAAAAAGTGAAAGTTCGTAATCGATTTCGTCAATAGCTTCAATGACGTAATCGAGCTGTCGATCATCTTTGATTTCATGTAACGGCTTATTCATCGGTTTCACCTTCATCTCCAAAAACGCCAAACCCTTCGTCAAGACTCCTGCGAAGCTGCAGACGTAGATTCAGTAGCGCGCGTTCGACTTTCTCTGTCTCTGCGAGTTTGTCTTTTGCTTG